CGACAAATGTACCACACCTGCATGCTACGTTGTTTGTGAACGATGAGTATTCTATTTTGCGGCGAGTTGGATTCACTGTGTTCCAATATGTGAAACCTGAGTTTAGGAAGGTTGGTCAAGAATGCCTCGACCCGGTTAAGGCAATGGGCCACACGGATTTGTGGAATATAGATGTTTTGTACCCCATTGCAGTGAAAGAGGGCAACAAAATGGTTATCAAGTGGGTGTATTATGATTTACCACCATCCATTGCCACTCCTGAGAAAACAAAGGCTGAGAATTTAAACCTACACGATTTGTTGGTGCTTTTTGGACACGAATTGGATAGACACCATGCAGCACAGATACGTTTGCTTAAGGAAGCATGTTGTGAAGATAAAACGTGCAGCCACGGTTTCCCAAAAGCCGTTTGCTCTTTGTGTGCCGTGAGAGTAGACGATGTGCCGATTATTCTGAATACGGAACAAGTGATGAACAATGAGATAGAACAGTCTAATCAGTTCCTGGTGAATTCAGAGCCAATACCTTTAGAAGATGGTGAAGAAGAAGAGCTTCAGTTTGTACCAGGACCCGATTTCCCCATAAGTGCTGTAAGGAAGTATAAGAGAGTGCCACATATTGAAGAAGTACGTGTTGTGGAGCCTGTTGATATCATCTGTGATGCAAGTGATTGCACACCAATCCATACCAATAAAGATAGGGAGAATATCCCTGTCCCAAATTATGGGTTTAATGATGATGTTTCGGAGCGTAGTGATACCATACCTTTCATCGTGCAAGTTCAACAAGAGCTGCTCACTGCGCCTTTCTGGTTTCTAGACTATTTTGAGAATTTCGTAGATGTGTTCTGTCCATGGAGGTTGACTGATAATCCACTCCATCTCAATAAACCATGGTTGATAGATTGGGTGCCGCGCGTTGTTTTGAATAAGTATCCTGACCTGATTGAGATATCGCATTTCTCACGTACTACCATTCGTAATAGGCGTTGCATTGCTGCATTGATATCAGTGCTATGTCCTGTATCATGTCTTTGGGTGATTTGGGATATGTGGACTCATACAATACCTTTTTTCTCATCGTGCACGTTCATTTTACTTTTATTGTTCCTCGTACACATGCATAATCAACACGCTGATATGGTTGCTCGATATTATGTACAACGCAACTTGAGATGGAGTAATCTATTAACTCTCTCATGGATGCCAAGAATTATGAAGAAGAGACTGAAGTACATATGGACCCTGGTTTTCGTTTTAGGAGTTGTCACCTGCCTCAAGAAAATATTAAATAAGATCGTACCTTTGGATAAGATAGTCGTGGACGCCTTCAAGAAGAAGAAGAAAGATGTGCCGGATGATGATATCATTGTTGACGGAGATTGCCAAGGTGGGATAGTGTCGATACCCAATGCGAGACCAGTATGGGGAGGTGTTCAGTGTGTACCTATTGTGAAACCTGAAGAGCATAACACCACCTTCTCACAGATGTTCAATATAGTTAAGAAAAGTTTGGCCACAATTGATTACACTACAGTAGATAGCAAGATGTGTCAGTGCACGTGTTTGATCATTAAATCGGGATTGATATTGGTGCCTACACACTTTATACCCAAAACTCTGACGAAGGTTACGATATATGTGGGGTCTAGAGAACACAGTGGAGGCATTATTAGGTGTATATTGAAAAGGCAGGATGGTTACAGTTTGAAGGACCGTGATCTATCGATATACCATGTTCCCAATTTAGGTGATAGGCGAAATTTAGTACCACTGTTGTCCAAGGATTTGTCAACTGACACCGTCATATGTAAATCTCTGTATAAAGATAAACATGGCGAGCTTAAGGTTAACGATTTCTTCATTAAAGCAGAATATAGAGAGGGATTAAGGGCATCTTACCTAGACAAATCTGAACATTTTGACTCAAATGGATTCTGTTATCAATTGCGTGAGGACACTTTCATAGGTCTATGTGGTATGGTATTGATCTGCAATTCTAAAGTGCCATATATTCACAGTTATCACACGAGTGGAAGGGACAAGTTTGGTGTCTCACATATGATTAGTGCTAGGGATGTCGTCCAAGCAGAGAAGTTTTTATATAAAGATCAATGTGCTAGGCTACAACCTACTGATGCTGGGACAATGAATTTGAATAGAGTCAAGAGTTTTGAACTTCAGTCTCAACCGTCTCATAAGTCCCCACTCATGTATTTAGACAAAGACACCTCCTTCGAGTATTATGGCACAATCAACACCCCTGTGGTCAAGTTCAAGCATTCAGTACATAAGACACTCATCCATGATACCATCAATGAGGTATTCAAAGTCGAACCTAAAGTAGGTCCCCCACCAAACGTACCAACGTGGCAACATCATCACGCGTGCATTATGAATACGACCGCGAGCAATGTGGGTTTTCCACAGGCACTACTGGAACAAGCGACAAAGGACTACCTGGATGGAACACTAGATACTATGGCAACACGTGGCGATTTAAAACCGTTAACACTTGATCAGATTCTAAATGGAGCTGACGGCGTTCGTGGATTGGAACCGATGAATAAGAAAACGTCAGCGGGATTTCCATATTTCCAATCAAAGGCAAAATTATTTGGTGCCGAAAGTGGAGAACCATTAGAGATAACACCAGCCCTATTAGACGATTATACTGTGAGTGAAAGAGCGTGGTCTGAGAATAAACGATCGTATGAGATTTTCCATCAATCATTGAAGGACGAGCCAGTTAAGAGAACGAAAACGGTGACGAGAACGTTCCAGTGTTCGAATCTCAATTTGACAATTGCATTGAGGAAATATTTCTTGCCAATAGTGACGGAACTGATAACTAAGCCAGATGTGTATGAATTGGCGGTTGGATGTAATGCTGAAGGTCCAGAATGGCATGCGTTAATGTTGATAATATCGAAATATGGTGAGGACAGGATCGTCGCTGGAGACTATAAGAATTATGACCAGAGGATGAGCAGTCAAGTGATATGTGCTGCCTTTAACGTGCTTATAGAGTTTGCTAGTGCTATAGGGTATTCATGTGAGGATCTTGATATGATGAGAGCCATTGCTACTGAGGTAATATACCCAGTTATTCACATGAATGGAGACATTTTCAAGTTGTTTTCTTCAGTCACATCGGGCAATAGTTTAACTACCATCATCAATTGTATCTGTAATTCGATTCTCCATAGATTGTGTTATTTCGGACTTGCACAGAGGCTTGGCGTAACGGCACCTCCTTTTAAGATTGTTTGTAGTTTGTTAACATACGGAGACGATTGTGCTGATTCAGTGAGACCAGGCTTTGATTGGTTTGGGCATACTAACAGGCAAATGTTTTTCAACGATTTTGGAATAGTTTACACCATGGCGGAGAAGGATCAAGAGTCACGTCCCTTTATCACATTAGATGAGCTCAGTTTTCTCAAGCGAAAACCAAAATTCAACGCAGATACTGACCTGTTAATGGCGCCTTTAGACGAGTCATCAATATTCAAGAGTTTGCAGTACCTCACACGTAGTATTCTCACGCCAGAAGAAAGTGTAGGTGTAAATGCTGATAATGCACTCGCAGCTTGGTTCCAGCATGGTAGGCAGATATATGAAGCCAGGTCACGATTGTTGAGGGAAGTGTTGATTAAGCATGATTTATATCACTATTCCAAGTGGGC